TTACTGGGCGGTGTTCTCTGCCGCCGCAATGCGGGCGGCGGTCAGCTCATCCTGCATCTGGCTGTGCTCCAGCACCTCGGCCACTTCGGGCGGCACTTCCACCTCCACGCCGCGGCGGATCTTATAGTTCACACCGTTCACGCTGACGAACAGATCGCCCTTGTAGCGGCTGTTATCCTTGAACAGCCGGATGCGCACATTTTTCTTTTCAGCCATGGCTCACGCCTCCTCAGTTTGCAGCAGCGGTGGCGGAATAGCTGGACGCACTTTCAATGCGCACCATGTACTGCTCCACCAGACGCTCTGCCGCACGCATGCCCTTCCAGCCCACGGAAGCGCGCTGGTTCAGCGGGTCGTCGCCGTAGCCCAGCTGCTTGACGATGTGCTCCAGACCGCCGCCTTCCAGCTCGGTCACGCCGTAGGCGTGGGCACCCAGCACCAGCGTGCCGAACACAGCCAGACCGTCCGGGCAGGTGGAATCCTTCCAAATCTTGGCCTCGCTGGTCTCGATGAAGCGGATGTTGCCCAGCTTGCCGATCTCGCCGCGGAACATGGTGTCCGGGTCGGCGTACTTGTGCACCTCAATGAACTCCTTGCTGGTCTTCAGGTCGTAGGCAGCGTAGGGGTGGATGATGGCAATGTAGCTGTCGCCGATGGGGTCGGCGTTCATCGCGCCCAGCTGTGCCGCTGCCTGAAAGAACAGCTTCGGGGTCAGGGTGCAGGTCTTGTCCAGTGCCTTGCGGCTGGCAACGGCAGTCTCGGTGCCGTCTGCGGCCAGCTTGGGCGCATAGATCACATTGGTGCCGCCCGCCAGCACATCGCGGGTAATGCTGTCCATGGTGCGGCCTGCCTGACTTGCCAGCACACGGGTGGCCTGCACCACATTGTTGTCAATGGCGGTCATCTGCAGCACGTCGGTCAGCGGAGTCCAGCCGCCGTACTGGTGCAGATCGCTGGTGATGGTGGTCACATTCAGTGCCTGACCGTTCGGGGTCACGCCCTCGGTCAGCGGAGTGGATGCCTTGGGCAGGCTGTCGTACTTGCGGAACTCAATGGTCTTGCCGCCGTTCTGGGGCACAGGGTAGTAGTCCGCAAACTGGTCGTGCACCAGACGCGGCTCTGCCTGATCGATGAGACGCTTCTCGTAGAAGGTCTTCATCTCTTTCGACATGGTAGCGGTGGTGTTCAGGTTTTCCGCAAACAGCTGGATGTTGAAATTCTTGTTCATGCTCATATTCCTTTCTCTTGTAAAACATTCACAATTCAATCTGTGCTCCGTGGAGCACACGGCGTTCCAGTGCTTCTCGCTGGGCGCGGGTCATGCTGGCTACATCCGGGCGGACGGTAGCCGCGCCGCCGGGCCGGATGCCGTTTTCGGTGGGCCGTGCGGCCCGCTGCTGAATGCGTTCCACCACGCCCTGCTCCACAGCCTGCGCTGCAGTGCGCAGGTTTTCGTCGTAGTGGGCCAGACGGTACGCATCCCGCACCCTCATGCCGGGCAGCTGCATCAGGCGGCGCATCTCCGGGCTGCGCAGCTCGTTCTGCAGATTAAAATCCGGCTGGCTGCGGCGCATGGCCGCTTCCTCTGCCGCCCAGCGGGCATGCAGGCTGTGCACAGCAGCCTGTGTGCTGCGGGCAAAGCTGGACAGCGGCGGCAGTTCCGGGCGCTGCACAGGCAGTTCCTGCCGGGGCTTTTCCGGCTGCAGCTCTACGGTTTTCTCTGCCGAGGCCTGCGGCACAGCGGGCGCTTCTTTTGCTTTGTCCGGCTTCATGGTGCCGGAGGCCACCGCCTGCCGGGTCTGCGCTTCGCTCAGGGCAGGGGAAGCGGCTTCTCCCTCTGCAAAGAGCTGTAGCATAAAGGTTCCCCACGGGTTGCGGCTCCCAGCGTCCACTTCGTGCCTTGAGCGGCACTCGTGTTCTGCTGGCCGCTGCCCCAGCCTCGGCTCCCTGTTTCCGCCGCAGGCGGCGGTCGCCTCCGCTGCAAACAGCTGCAGATCCATCATGCTCTCCTTTCCTCTGCGGCTCACATCTGCAAAGCGGACATTCTCCGGGTAGCGTTCGGCCAGCAGCACAAAGCAGGCTTTGGCCAGCTCAAAGGCACCACGCACCCATTCTTCGCAGGACGCATCCACGCTCACTGCCAGACGCGGGCCGTCCGGCTCATCAAAGGCTTCACTGTGGGCGTTCTCTTCCCCGGCCAGCAGGTACACAAGGCCCTGCATCACGGTGCTGGCTCCTGCACAAACGATGTCCTGCCCGGCAGGCGCATAGCCTGCATGACCGGCAGCTTCCAGCCGGCAGCTCAGCCCGGCGGGGGTATCCATCTCGCTGTAACAAACTTTCATCATAAAATTCACCTCCTTTTTAATGGATGTCCATGGCACGTGCAGCGGCGGCCACCGGCAGGGCATTGCCAAGGCCCGTCAGCTTTACCGCCTGCCCGTCCTTCTGCGCAGACGCACCGCCTGCACTGCGGGCCGGTTCGTCAGGCCCGGTGCCCTGCTGGGCGATCACCGCCGCCATCTGTGCCATCTGCTGCTGCATCCTAGCCAGCTGCTGGGCAAGGGTGCCGTTCTGCCGCACCCTCTGACGCACCTTCTCAATGCCTTCAAAGTCCATCATTTCCAGTGCCGCAAGGGCGGCATCGGCATTTTCCGGCTTGAAAAAGCCCAGCTGATAGCACTCCTTGGCCGTCTCGTTCTGGGAAAGACGGCTGAAGGTGCTCTTCTTGGCGGCGCTCACCACGATGTCAAAGATCGGCTCCCGGCTGCCCAGTTCCACGCCGCCCACGCTGCCGCCGGGCACCGCCCGCAGCGCCTGCGCCGAGAAGGGCACGAACCGGCTCTCGCCGCTTTCGCCCACGATGCGGAATACCCGCTGCTCGTCGTAGAACTGGCGCATCAGCTCGATGATGAGATAGCACTGCTTTGCAAAAGCACGGTAGGCGCTCTTGAGCATATCGCGGCTGAGTTTGCTGCCTGCCTCCTGCAAGGCCGCAATGGCGCTGGCTGCGGTCACACCTCCGGCAGTGCCGCCCTGCGTCATGTCCCGGTTGCCGCTGATCTCCTTCAGCTCTTCAATGCGGCTCTGGCGGTAACTCAGGCTGTTGCCCTGCAGGCCCGCCGTCTGCAGCGGACGGAAACTGTCGTCGTTGAGCCGTCCCACCACATGCACGATGTCCCGGCTGAAATCGGCCAGCTCTTCCTCGTTGACCCCTGCCGTGTCGCTGAGCACATACCGCTGCTTTGCACTCAGCAGTACGTTCTCGTCCATGGCATGGTTCATCTTGTCAATGGCCGTCTGGCAGTCCTTCATCACATCGATGTAGCCAAAGCCCGCCGGGCTGTCCTCCTCCACGAACAGCGGGTCAAATACAAAGGGGTACTGCCCGTGGTCGTACAGGCCGCTTTCTGCCAGCGCCGGGTCGTTCTGGCTGGCGTACAGCACCACGCCGTTGCAGAACTTGCAGTAGTGCAGCACCATGCGCCCCGTTTCATCCGGGCGCTTGTAGTACCAGTCCACCACCACGCTCTTGGAGCTGGTGTCCTGCCCTTCATCGTGGATGTACCGGGGCACGTCCAGCACGCTGGCGGTGTGTCCTGCCAGCTGCGGGTACTGCGCGCACAGCCGGGCCGTGTCCTCAAGGCTCAGGCTGAAAAAGTCCGGCGATGCCTGAATATCCGCCACGCCCGGCTCCCAGTAGAGCATCAGCAGGTTCACGCTGCGCACCGCAATGTCGCCAATGCCGCCGCGCATTGCAGGGTCCCAGAAGATGCCGGTCACGCCGGTGCCCTGTTTAAGCTTGCGCCACCAGCAGTCGCTGTACACCTGCTCGTAGTCGGCCTGTTCCAGCACCACCGGCAAAACGCTGGAAAGTGCCCGTGCGGTGTCCTCGTCATCTGCCTCTCGGGGCAGCACGTTCGGTTCCGGGTAGTTGTCCATGGCATCGGCGTGCTTGTTGGCAATGCTGTTGAACAGCCACCCGCTGGAAGGCTGAGCCTTGCCGGGCATCATGGGGTTCTGGTAGTTCTTCCAGTGGCCCATGCGGAACCACAGCTCGTTATCCACAATACGCTTGTCCAGCGCGGCCTTGCCCGCCTTGTACCGCTGCAAGGTCTGTATGGCCTCGGCCACCTGTGCTTCACCCACGGGCAAAGCTTCGTTCTCGTAATCGTCCATTGCGTTTCTCCTTTAAATTCTGTAAAATCTTGCCCGCTTGTGCAGGTTCAGCGGGTCGTCGGGCATGGGCGGCGCAGCACAGCGCACCGGCGGGCTGATAGGGTTCTCCATCAGCACATAGCGGCACTCGTCGTAAATGTGATCCTCCTGCCGGGTGTCGATGTCCTCCACGTTGCTTTCGTCGTACACAAGGTTCGGGATCGTGCGGATAAAGTGCTTGCAGGTATTGAACACCTGAAACATCGGCCTGCCGTCCGCATCAAAATTCAGCCGGTAGTGGAACTGCATCTTGCCCGCAAGCCGGGTGTTGTCGCCAGGGGACCAGCGCAGGAAGTTCGGGCTGCGCTCCATCATAGCGGCAATGCTCTCGCCGCGGCTCTCATCAAAGATGGCCGGATCGGCAATGCCGTGGATCACCCTGCCACGCAAAAGTGGGTCGTTCTGCTCTGCCTCCCGGATGCGCCGGGCCTGTTCCACCGGGTCGATGCGCAGGCCCTCGTTCGGCCTGCCGGTGCAGCCGTACAGCTCCTTGATGCGGTACAGCCGCCCCTCCTCGTCCGCTGCGTACCACCCCACCGAGAACGGCTTGGAAAAGCCAAAGTCGAACCCGCGGTAGATCTGCCAGTGCTTCGGGATGGTGAACGGTGCGATCACATGGGTCCAGCGCTGGTCTTCGTAGCGGGCCGGGTCGTTGCGCCATTCGGTAAACACCTGCCCGGAAAAGCTGTCCCAGCTGCCGTAGAGCAGCGCCTGCTTTTCTGCTTCCGGCATACTGGCAAGGCTTGCAAGGTAGCCGGGGTCGTTTGCCAGCAGGGCGGGGTTATCAAAAATGCTGGAAGGGATGAACACCCGCGCCCGCTGCAGCTTCTGTTCGGTGCCGTCCGGCAGCTTTACCGTGTATTCCTCGGTGATAGGCGTGCCGGGCGGTGCGGGCGTGATGAACCGTGCCTTCACCCACCCGTGGCCGATGCCGCCGGGATTGGTGGTGGCCCGCATGTACACCCGGGTGCCCGGGCCGGTGGGACGGTTTCGGCTCATCATGTAGCTGTACTCTTCCCATTCAAAGTGGGTCAGCTCGTCAAAGCCGATAAAATCGAAGGCCTTGCCCTGATAATTGGTACGGTCCTTGGTGTACTGCATGGAGCCAAAGTAAATTTTTGCCCCGCTGGGGAAGTTCCACACATGGGCCGTGGCGTTGTACTGTGCCTGCGGGAACGCCCTGTGGTAGTACACCTGGCTCTTGTCCACCAGATCAGAAAGCTGCGGGTAGGTCTTGCGCAGGATCAGCGCCCGGTAGTGTGGAATGTGCACCTGCCGCAGCGCTTCGATCACCAGCGCGTCGCTCTTGCCGCCGCCTGCTGCACCGCCGTACAGCGCTTCCGGTTCCGGGCGGCTCATAAATTCGGCCTGCCGCGGCTGGGGCCGCCAGACCACCGGCACTCTTGCTTGTACAATGCTCATGGTTCTTCCTCCACCGTCGGCAGCAGCACCACGCCGCACTCCGCTCCTTCTGCCTGTGCCCCCTGATCGTTCAGGGTCTTGGCTACACCGGCCAGATCCTTGAGCACCGCCGTGGCCTCCTTGAGGTCTTTCATGGTGCCTGCTCCCGATGCGCCTTCCTTTTTTGCCGCCTTCTGCCGGGCATTCAGTTCCCGCACCTGCTGTGCCAGCAGGGTGCTCAGGGTGTCCGTGGCTCGGCTCAGGCTGGCCAGCCCTCTGGCCTGTTTTGTCTGCCCCATGGTGTTGGGTATCAGCTCCTTTCCGCCCTGGTGTGCTGGGCTATGGCAAAAGGATACCACTGGTGCTGCTTTCCCAACAGTGTGCACTTTTACAGGGCCATAGTGTATATTTTAAATCAAAGAATCCGATTCGTATACTTTCGTCCCTTGTAATTCATCGCTGTTTCGTATCTTTTCAAAAGCAGTGTTTTTTCTCCATCAAAATTTGTGGCAGACCCGCAGAAAACCTTCAAAGTCATACTCATTTGCGATTTTTGGACAGAAAATGAAAAAAGTGTGTTTATTCTGTGGACAAATGCTTTTGTAAAATGTTACAATAGGTTCTGTTCTTTCCCGTCCCACGCACGGACGGGATGTTTTATCTGAATCAGGAGGTTCCTCATGTTAGAAAACATCTTTCATCTGAAGGAGAACCACACCGATGTCAAGACCGAGATCATGGCAGGTATCACCACCTTCATGACCATGGCTTACATCCTTGCGGTCAATCCCAACATCCTTTCTGCTTCCGGCATGGATTCGGAAGCCGTTCTGATCGCCACCGCGCTGGCATCCTTTGTTGGCACTGCGCTTATGGCTCTGCTTGCCAACTATCCGTTTGCACTGGCACCCGGCATGGGCCTGAACGCCTACTTCTCCTACACGGTCGTTCTCACCATGGGCTACAGCTGGCAGTTGGCCCTGATGGCCGTCTTTGTGGAGGGCATCATCTTCATCGTGCTGTCCCTCACCAATGTCCGTGAGGGCATCTTCAATGCCATCCCCATGACCCTGAAGAGCGCCGTCAGCGTGGGCATCGGCCTGTTCGTTGCTTTCGTTGGCCTGCAGAACGCAAAGCTGATCGTCAACAGCGATTCCACCCTCGTCACCTACCAGCACTTCAAGGGCGACACCTTCTCCAGCGTGGGCATGGGCGCGATTCTTGCCCTGTTGGGTATCGTGATCACCGCCATCCTGCTGGTAAAGAAGGTCAAGGGCGGCATCCTGTACGGCATTCTTATCACCTGGGTGCTGGGCATCCTCTGCGAGATCGCCGGCATCTATGTTCCCAACCCCGACGCAGGCATGTACTCCGTCATTCCCACCGCCTTCGTCAGCTTCGACTTCTCCGCGCTGGGCAAGACCTTCGGCCAGGTATTCAAGACCGATTTCTCCGGCGTTGGCATCCTGAACTTCTTCGCCGTCATGTTCTCCTTCCTGTTCGTTGACCTGTTCGATACTCTGGGCACCCTGATCGGTGTTGCCTCCAAGGCCGACATGCTGGACGAGGACGGCAAGCTGCCCCACATCAAGGGCGCACTGATGGCCGACTCCATCGCCACCTGCGCAGGCGCTGTGCTGGGCACTTCCACCACCACCACCTTCGTCGAGAGCGCTTCCGGCGTCACCGAGGGCGGCCGCACCGGTCTGACCGCTATGACCACCGGCATCCTGTTCCTGCTGGCCACCATCTTCAGCCCGCTGTTCCTCACCATCCCGTCCTTTGCAACGGCTCCGGCCCTGATCATCGTGGGCTTCTACATGATGGGTTCCGCCGTCAAGATCGACTTCAATGACCCCAGCGAGGGCATCCCCGCCTTCCTGACCATTCTGGCCATGCCCACCGCTTACAGCATTTCCGAGGGCATCGCCATCGGCGTCATCTCCTGGACCATCATCAATGTCGTCTCCGGCAAGGCCAAGGAAAAGAAGATCAGCCCCCTGATGTATGTGCTGACCGTGCTGTTCATCCTCAAGTACGTGTTCCTCTAA